AATGTGCAGCTACTATTAAGCTATCTGCTTCTTAATTTCAATTTATAGGGTATCTTATTATTAGATACCCTTTTTTTTATTATGCCCGAAGGAAAAGCTTACAACATTACCAAGAAGAAAAAAAAGAAAAAAGGTGATAGAGACTCACTTAAAATAAAAAAGTCCTAAACAATGACTGTAGCTGCAACCACAGAGCTTGAAGCAATCAACATAATGTTAGCTGCTATAGCAGAAGCTCCAATAAATAGTTTGACAGGCACACTTCCAGTAGATGCTGTAACTGCCAGATCAACTCTTGCTGAATTTAATAAAGAAGTACAATCTGAAGGTTGGTCTTTCAATACTGAGATAGATGTAACTCTTACTAGAGATGGTTCTAATCAAATCAGTTTGCCAGCTAACGTCTTAAGAGTAGATGCAAATATACATCAACACCCGACCATAGATCCTATACAACGTGGATTAAAATTATACGACAGACAAAATAACAAGTTTGAATTTGAAGAAGACTTAATTTGTACTGTTGTTTATTTTAGAACTTTTGATGAAATACCAGAACAAGCAAGAAGATATATCAACGTCAAAGCAGCAAGAGTATTTATTGATAGATTAGTAGGAGATCAAGGACTAAGAACATATACAGAAGAAGATGAAACAAGAGCAAGAACTATACTGACAGAAACAGATTATGGTAATGCAGATCATAATTTATTAAGAGGAGATCCTTCTCTTACCAGTATCTTTGATACTTACAATCCTTCTAGTGCCTTAATTAGATAGTCATGCCTGTTATATCAAGAGCTATACCTACACTATTAAGAGGTATATCACAGTCTTCTGATGCTTTGAAGCAACCAGATCATGCAGATATACAAGACAATGCTGATAGTAACCCTGTTCTTGGTCTTACAAAACGAAGTGGTTTTCAATATGTAACTGCTTTATCTTCTTCAACCCTTGGTAATGTTCATATACAAACTATCAATAGAGATTTAAGTGAAAGGTATGTAGCTGTATTTAGTAATGGAGATGTGAAAGTATATGAGTTAGATGGTACAGAAAAGACAGTAAACAAACCTGATGGTACTGCTTACTTAAATACTTCTACACCTAGAAGTGTAATGAAGACAGTTACTATTGCTGACTTTACTTTTGTAGTTAATACCAGTATTGCAGCAGCTATGGATTCTACTCTTAGTTCTGGTACTGGAACAAAAGCAATTATATTTATTAATCAAGCAACAGCAGATACAACCTACTCAGTAACGATAGATGGAGTTACGGTTACTGATGACACCTCTGGAGATTCTACTCTCAGTACAGATACCATAGCTACTGATCTTAAGTCTGGTCTTGATTCTGGTCTGTCTGGTTTTACGATTGCTAGAAATGGTCCTGTTTTATATGTAAGAAAGAATGATAATTCTAATTTTTCTATAGATGGTAGTGATACTCAAGGTGATACAAAGATGACAATAATAAAAGATTCAGTACAAAGATTTACTGATCTGCCTACTGTTTCTCCTAATGGATATGTTGTAGAAATAAAAGGAGATGACGATACAAACTTTGATAACTACTACGTTAAGTTTGTTACTAATAATGGTGGTGCATTTGAAGAAGGGCAATGGGAAGAGACAGTACAAGCTGGTATTCCTTTTAAGTTTGACTATGCCACTATGCCACACGTTTTAGTAAGACAGGCAGATGGTAATTTTAGATTTGCAAAAGTAGATGGTGATACTTACACCATATCTAGTGTTGACTATACGTTACCTAAATGGGGGGAAAGAACTGTAGGTGATGTTATATCTGCACCTGATCCTTCCTTTATTGGTCAAAAAATTAATAACGTATTCTTCTTTAGAAACAGATTAGGTTTTCTTGCAGGTGATAATGTAATTCTTTCTAGGGTATCTGAGTTTTTTAATTTCTTTCCTGAGACAGTTGTATCTGTTTTAGATAATGAACCTATTGATGTGGCTGCTTCTCATACAAAAGTAGCGATACTAAAAAGTGCAGTAACAATGGGAGAAAAACTAATACTTTTTTCAGAACAAACGCAGTTTGTATTAGCAAGTTCAGCAGATAACTTAACTCCTAAGACAGCTAACGTACTGGTAATAACTGAATTTGAAAGTAGTTCTGCTGCACAACCTGTACCTTCTGGTAGTTCTATCTACTTCTTAACTCAGAAAGGTTCTTTCGCAGGTATTAGAGAATATATAATTTCGGGAGAACAGATAAGAGATGCAGCAAACATAACTATTCATGTACCAAGACTGATACCAAGTGGAATTTTTAAAATGGCGGTATCAACCAACCAAGATATTCTTGTATTGTTAGGTTCAGATAATCCTAATAAATTATTTGTATATAGATGGTTATACGGAAAAGAAGGTAAGACATTAAGTGCTTGGTTTACTTATAGCATCAATACAAATAGATCTATTTTAAATGTAGATTTTATTGGTACAGATTTGTTTGCAGTTATTGAAGAAGCAAACAAAGTGACACTAGAAAAGATACCATTTGAAACTGAATTTAAAGAACCTAATGCAGAATTTGAATATCATCTTGACCATAAAGTAACTGAAGCAACTACTGGTGTATCAGTATCTTATAGCTCTGGTACTGGTCTATCTACCTTTACCGTTCCTTATAGATTAAGAGCAAGCATGAATATAATTGGTAGGTATCTAGGTAATGGAGAGACAAGTACTTTTGTAGATGCTCAAGGAAATACAAAGAGTCTTGTATCAGGACAAGTCTTAAGTACTTCTAATACTACAAATGGATCTACTTCTACTATTACTGCCACAGGAGACTATAGAAATAGTAAATTTATTATTGGTGAACCTTATGAAATGCACTACAGATTTAGTAAGCAAAGACTAACAGAACAAGGTGCAGGTTCTCCTGAGTATGTAGGAACAAGATTACAACTACATCATTTTTATATTAAATACGAAGAAGCTGGATTCTTTAAAGTAGAAGTAACACCTGAGAATAGAAATACAAGTACCCATAAATTTACTGGTCGTCTACTTGGTGCTGCTTCTGCTGCTATCGGTCAGATAAACCTTGATACTGGTACATTTAAAGTACCTATTATGAGTAAGTCTGATAGGGTAGACATAGATATAAAAAACGATACCTTTCTTCCTACACGTTTAGCAGGTGCAGAATATGAAGGTACGTTCCATATAAGGAGTAGAAGAGTTTAATGGGATATTTAAGAAAATCAAAATTAAAAGATTTTAAATTTGTAGTAAAAAATATGAGAAAAATGGATAGACTCGAATCTTACTATCAAACAGACATGACCCCAGAAGATGCACTAAGTTATACTTTTCTAGGTAGTAAAACTAATATGACTATTGCTTCTGATGATGACCAACCCATAGGTCTATGTGGTGTATTTAAAGATGGTTGTATATGGTGTATTGCTACAGATGAATTGTTTGATAATAAAAAATATAGAATACAATTAATAAGACAAGGTAGGGATTGGGTTGATAATCTACTTGAGTCTTATAAAATACTTTATAATTATGTATATGCAGAGAACACTTCTGCTATAAAATGGTTAAAAGCTCTTGGGTTTACATTTGTAAAATTACATGAGAGTTATGGTAAACAAAAAAAACCTTTCTACGAATTTCTGAGGATTGCCTAAATGTGTGTTGGTGCTGCATTATTAGGAGCAGGTGCAAGTACAAGTGCAGTTGCAGCATTTAATATAGGCTTGGGTCTTACTGCTGCTAATGCTTTTGCTGGTAGGGCTGCTGCACAAGATGCAGCAAATCAAACTTACAACCAATCATTAATAACTAACCGATCATTAGAAGAGAATAAAAGACAACAACAATTAGCTCTTTCAGAAAGAAAAGCAGAAGAAGAAAAGTTTGCAGCACAAGATAAGTTTGCTAAAACTATTGATGCTTTACAAGCTAGTCGATCTATAATAGCTTCAGAACAAGCTGGTACAACTGTAGGATTATTATTAATGGATCAAGATAGGCAAGCTGCTAATTATAGAGAGAAAATAAATCAGAGTATTGAATCAATGCAAAGACAGTATTTGTTTAATATTGAAGCAACAGAATCACAATTTGTAAGTCAAAGAGATCAATTACAAAGCAATATAAATAAAGCTTATAATGCTATACCAAGTCTCGGTCAGACACTATTAAATATCGGTACTCAAGGTGTCGGTATGTATCTCGGAGCAGTAGTTTAATTATGGTTTTACAAGTAGGCACTACAAATTTTCAAAGTACATCAGGGGAAAGTTCAAGAACTCCTGTGCAGAGAGGGATTCGTGAAGGGGTGACACCACCTAAAACTGGAATGATGGAGTTGGCTGATACTTTGAAATCTATAAACCCTACATTACAAAAGTTTGTTAGCTTTCAAATAGATAAAGCAAAACAACAAGGTGTACTAGAAGGTCAGAATCAAATCTTAGGTTCTACTCCTACAGAAATTAATAAGATAAAAAAAGAATTAGAAGCAAAAGAAGGTAAAAGATTTGCTAGGAATTTTATTGGTGGAAATATTTATACGCAGTATGGAATAGAAAAACAATTAGCAATTAATTTAGGTAACGCATCAGAAGCAAAGACCAAAAAGTTTTTTAATGATTATGTCGTAGATGTACCTTTGCCTGATGGCACAGTAATACAGCAACCTTTATCACAATTTGATATTAATTCAAAAGAGTTTCAAGGTGCTATAAATGAATTTCAACAAACTTCATTACTCAATACAAGAGGTATTAGACCAGAAATTGTAAATGAACATTTACTACCTAAACAAAATCTTGCTCTAGCAAAAATATTTAGTGACCAAGAAACTAAACGTGCAGAAGCAAAAATAGAACAGGCTAATTTGTTATTTAATAATTCAGTTATTAATTCTTGGTTTAGTATAGATAATTTTAATGACAGTATTGAATTAAATTTAATAGATGATAACTACACAACAGAAGATAGACGTAATAATAATGGTCTTTCACAAGCAGAATTTTTATCTTTGCAAGAACTACAACTAAATGTAGATTCTATGGTCAAGTTAGGTCTAAGTGAAAGCGTATCACCAGCAAGTTTAATAGATATTATAAAAACAAATACATTACAAATACTTAATTACTACGAAAGTAATAATCTTGATATGGATGTAGCTGAAGAAGAAATAACAGATTACATTAATTGGATTGGTAATTTAAAAGTTACTAATGGTCAGCCTTTAAGAAATTTTTATATATCAGATGGAGAAAATAAAATTGAAACATTAATGAGTGATATAAATAAAAAAAAATCAGACGCTATAAAAAATCAAAAAGCTTTTCAAAAACAACAAAATCAAGAAACTATAAGTAATACTTTAAATAATTTAGATTTTTCTCGTACTCAATTTAAAGATGGCAAAGAAGCATTAAGTTATTTTAAAAATATAGGCAATACTTTAGATGCACTAGCTAATGAATACCCAGAACAAATTGAATTTTTATATAAGGAATATGATCTTAGGAATTTTAGTGTTGATGATTTCTTTTTTGAATTAGAGACAGCTTATGATGATGGGACAGTAACTCAAAGTCAAGCTTTAATCCAAGTAACAGATGTTATGCAAGCTCTAGGACCAAATGCTTCTAAAGCAGATAGAGATAAATATACTAAATTAAAAAAATATTTAGGTAAAACAGATGGTAAAAGTTTAGATACAAGATTTCCAGAAATGAAAGAATTAATTAAATATGGTCAAAAAACTATTGGGAAAACAAACTTATCATCAGGTGTAGTTAGTTATAAAAATGCTGATGATGTAGATAAAATGGAAGATTTAAATACAAAATTAAAAAGCTTGGTAAAAGAAAATGAAGGACTTGGTGAACAAATTGAGGTAAGAGATCAAAAGTCAACAGTTAGGAATTGGTATTTAGGTGAGTTAAGAAAAATAAAAAATCCAAGAAAGTTTGGTAAATATGAATTTTATGATCCAACTTTAGATTTATCACAACCTATAGAATTTGGAGAAGTAATAGAAAAGGATGATGGAGATGGTCAAGATGATAAAAAGACAGTAAATATACAAGAACAAAAAGTTTTAACTTACGATACAACTACCAAATTATTTAGTGAAGTAAATACTAATGAATTACAAGTAGGACCAAATACTACACTTGTATCTATTAATGGTGATGTTACACCTGCTGGTGAATCGTTACGACAAAACTTAAAAATAAAATCGTTTGAAAATTTTAATATTGATTTTTATAATGCAACTTTTGAAGACAATAAAACA